AAGGTCGCAGTTGAAACCAACGAGCAGACGATTGAGACGATGCAGGCACAGGCAGAAGCAAATGCTGAACTCTCACAGGAACTGGCAGAGAAACTTCAAGTATCAGAGGCGAGTCGCAACAGATTGATTGAGGTATTCGGTAAGCATGACCTCACTCGACTCGCACTTCGTAAACCCGGACTAATCGAAACGAGAATTAATAATGGCACGAAGAAAGCATTTGACGGCATTGAGTCTGTCAGCGGTGCTCCTACTGTCGACGGGGTGCAGTCTTCTCAGTAAACCTGAAGAAGTCGTAGTAACCCGCACGGTAATCCAAGCACCGAACATACCACTGCAACCACAACCTCGTCCCATCAATATGGTGGACATCAAGTGGTACACAGTGACGACAGACAACATCGATGAGTTCGAGAAGAACTTTGAGAACGATAATGGAGACTTGGTATTCTTTGCCATCTCCGTACCACACTACCAGAACCTGTCTCTGAATCTCGCTGAGATCCGTAGGTACCTTGAGCAGCAGCAGGCGATCATCGTTTACTACGAAGATCAGATAACGAAGAGTTCTGAGAGTATAAATAAACCTGCATCAGAAACTCCAGAGGAGTAAATAATGGATAAGAAATATGTAGAGGGAATCTGGAGAGCTTTCCTCGAAGTTCAAGAGGGCAGTAAGGCCAAAGAAGAGGAACTTAGTCCCAAGCAGAAGAAGTTGGACCACGACAACGATGGCGACATCGATGGTAGTGATCTTGCTAAACTTCGCAAGAAGGGTCCTAAGGAGAAGTACCAGAAGGAAGAGTCTGAAGAAGGCGGTCCTTATCCTTCCCTCGATAAGAAGAAGCGTGAGAAACCTGGATCTAACCTCGAGGTCGTTAAGAATCGATCTGAGAAGTTAAAGGAAGACGAAGAGGGTGCACCGTATCCCTCTTTGGATAAGAAGAAGCGTGAGAAACCCGGATCGAATCTTGAAGTGGTTAAGAATCGTTCTGAGAAGTTGAAGGAAGACGAAGGCGACAAACCCTATCCCACTCCTAAGAAGGTCAAGAAGGCCGGAGACGAGTTGGAAGATGTTAAGAATCGCACCTCTAAGTTGAAAGAAGGCCAGGTAGAGTGTCCTAAGTGTCAAGGCGAAGGATGCGATCACTGCGACGGTAAGGGTTACCACATGAAGGAGTCGGCTCTAGACACTTCATTGTTCTCCGAGAGAGAACTCGCCGCACTGAAAGAGAAGTCTGCCGCAGAGCCATTCATGTCTACCAACTCTGAAGGCGAGAAGAAGTTCTATGCTGACCATCAACAGTCTGATAAGAAGTTCGAAGACATGGAAGATGAAGGCGAGATGGACGCAGTGAAGGCAGGCAAGGCAGGTGTTACTCAGTCTGCTAAGCGCCGCGGTGATAATCTCGGTAATGGTGATTCCAAGTCACCTGAGAAAGTGAAAGGACAGTAATAATGGAACTGATTGGATATGTTATCATAGCAGCTGTTGTTGGATTCGTTGGATGGTTGTGTTATCTTGGATACAAGAGCAGTGAATTTCAGGAAGTCATCGAAGATGTAAAGGAAGATCTGGACGAGATCGAAGAGTTCATTGAGAACTTTCCCTCTGCTGGTGAAATCAAGAAGATGACTAAGGCGAAGTTAGTTGAACTCGCAGGTGAACTCGGTATCGAGATTGACACTAAGGCGAAGAAGGCAGACATCGTTGAGGAGATCGAAAAGAACCGCAAGTGATTCCTTACTAAGTAGTAGTATGAGTGAGGATTTATAATGCAACTTTTTGATAGACTCGACGAGAGTAACTTTCTTCTTTATGCCGCGAAGCACTATTACAGTCCTCGTTGCATAGATGCAGATGAGTTCTACGATGATCTCAATCGATTCAAGTACATCAAGAGACTTGTGAATCGATACAACAAAGGCGGTGATCTGGGAGAGAGACTTATTCTCAATCACATCACCGTTCTAATGAATGTCTTTGGATACGAAGCAGGTCTGAAGATGCTAGAGTATAAGATAGGACTAGACAACTGGCCTATCATTAAACCATTTCTGGTATTCACCCGATCTATTGATAACAGTCAGTACACGGGTGTCAGTATGGACGAGGAAGTAGTTAATAAGTTAAGGGAAATCTAATGTCGGCAATCACGAAATCAGCTGATCTAGTTTATACTATTAGATTTCTAACACTTCTTACGACTCCATTCGAAGAGACCAACGCATTCAAGTTGGGCCTCATAGACGAGAAGGGCAAGAAGATTCGTAAGCCTAAGACTACCGAAGAGAAGTCTGCTTACAATATGTTCCATCGCCTAGTCTTTAATATTAAGAAACTAATTGCGAAAGCACCTGGAGGATCATCTAAGATTGCTTCCTATGCTTCCGCTTTGTTTCTGATTAAAGAGAAGGCAGAAATATCGGACGAGGCCATAGAGAAGATTCTCCAAGAGATGGATGCAGATGCCATGCACGATCTCGGTGAGTCTGCCCAGTGGTTCTGTACTGTCAATGGTATGATATCTCCTGGAGAGTATCGCCTGAAGTCTGATGATAAGATGTTGAATCTCACCTGCGAAGAAATGGCAAAGAAGAACGATAAGATTACTGTAGGCCGCGAGTGCTATCCCTGTGGTTCATTACTGGGTATGGACATCTACGAGGCTATACATAAGTCTACCGGGCAGAAGATTTACATCACCGCGGGAGAAATCATTCGATGAAAGAATTTAAAGACCTCAGAAAAGAGAATATGACTACTGCGGATGCTGGTATCCCACAAGATACTAAGAATATGAAACCCAAGAAGAAGAGGAAGACCAAGCCACTGACTCGCAATTATGTTGAGATCATGGGCAAGCGCAAGAAGCTGATTAAATAATAATTCGTTATAGGAATTGAAATGAAACAAGAATACTTGGGTATTCAAATTGATTTGTCGAGAGACGAACTATTTGATAAACTAGGAATCGCCAGATTAGAAGAATCATACATGCGAGAGGTAGAGACCTCACCGCAACACCGATTCGCATACGTCTCTCAGAAGTTCTCCTCTAATCCCGAACACGCACAACGACTGTACGACTATGCTTCTAAGCATTGGCTTTCGTACTCTACTCCCATTCTGGCCTACGGTAGGGCGCAGAAGGGAATGCCCATATCATGCTTTCTAAACTATATCAACGATACAGCGGAGGGCCTGGTTGACAACCTTTCGGAAACTAATTGGTTATCCATGTATGGTGGTGGCGTCGGTATTGGTTTTGGTATTCGGGCTGCTGATGATAAGAGTACTGGCGTCATGCCTCATCTCAAAACATACGATGCCTCTTCTCTCGCATACCGCCAGGGTAAGACACGACGAGGATCATACGCGGCATACCTAGACATCTCGCATCCTGATATCATTCAGTTTCTCGAAATGCGAAAGCCGACAGGCGACCAGAACGTCCGATGTCTCAACTTACACCATGGTATAAATATTAGTGATCGATTCATGGAGCTCATTGAACGATGCATGACAGACTCCGAAGCAGACGATGGGTGGAATCTACTTGATCCCCACTCAGGCGAGATCAGAGAAACCGTCTCTGCGAAAGCACTCTGGCAAAAGATTCTTGAACTCCGCATGGAGACGGGCGAACCGTATCTCCACTTCATTGATACCAGCAATCGTAACCTACCAGAGTTTCAGAAGGAGTTGGGTCTTAAGATCCATCAGTCCAACCTGTGCTCTGAGATCATTCTTCCTACCAACAAAGATAGAACTGCTGTATGCTGCCTATCTTCTGTCAACCTCGAACACTACGATTCGTGGTCCCGAAACGAACTCTTTCTCCGGGACATGGCAGAGATGCTGGACAATGTTCTCCAGTTCTTCATTGACAATTCTTCAGATCAAGTATCCCGTGCTCGCTTTTCTGCCCAGCAGGAACGAAGCATTGGGATCGGTGCTCTCGGATTCCATGCTTACCTTCAGAAGAAAAATCTTCCGTGGGAATGTGCCATGGCGAAAGTCACCAACAACCGAATGTTCAACCACATAAGGACAAGACTGGATGAAGCAAACCAATCACTTGGAAAAGAACGGGGTGAAGCACCTGATGCGAAAGGCACAGGGCGCAGATTTAGTCACGTTATGGCTATTGCCCCCAACGCTTCTAGTTCTATCATTATGGGAAACACTTCGCCGAGCATCGAGCCATTTAGGGCCAATGCTTATCCACAAGACACTCTAAGTGGTGCCTATCTAAATAAGAATAAGTACCTCGATCGTCTAATCGAGGACAAGATCAAATCTGGTGAGACCAAGCAAGACTATGACGAGATTTGGTCCAGCATCATCGCCAACGATGGTTCTGTTCAGCATCTCCGGTTCCTAACGGACGACGAGAAAGATGTCTTTAAGACCGCAATGGAAATCGATCAACGGTGGGTTATCGAACATGCGGCAGACCGACAGAACTTTATCGATCAGGCACAGAGTTTGAACGTCTTCTTTAGGCCGGATGTCAACATCTCATACCTACATGCGGTACACTTCCTTGCTTGGAAACGTGGACTGAAGACGATGTATTATTGTAGAAGTGAGAAACTTGGTAAGGCGGACAGAATCTCTGCTCGTATTGAGAGACAGATTATTAAAGAACTTGATATGACTGCTATTGTAAATGATGAGGAGTGCATC